TTAGGAGAATATATGTTAGATAGTAAGCAGCAAGCTCTAGTATTTCTGATGGAAGAGAGCAATCGTTTGGCAACAGTATGTGCGAATCATGTGAATGCGTTGCATTTGAGCAAGACAAAAACTGCTCTTGAACATCAATTGGGAGTGCTCTTTGCGGCCATGAAGGAAATCCAGACTCAATTTAAACTGGATGAAGAAAAGGTTGAACACGCCGCACTTCGCGCTTATGATAAACGATTGAAAGACATCTAGTCATTTTCTTAAGATAAATAGTGATCTGAGATTACTATGAAGAAATATAAATCAATTTTTATCTCAGATATTCATCTAGGCAGCAAGGGCTGCAAAGCTGACATACTTTGCGATTTTCTCAAACATAGTGCCAGCGAAAATCTATTCTTAGTGGGCGATATCATAGATGGATGGCGCCTAAGTAGAAAGTTTTTCTGGCCTCAGAGTCATACCAATGTCATTCGTAGAATACTTACCGCAGCTAAACGCGGCACCAATGTAATCTACATAGCAGGCAATCATGATGAGGCTTTACGAGGTTTGATACCTTTCGGAGTTCATTTTGGTAATATAGAATTATGTAATACCTATCGCTACACTGCGCTAGATGGCAAAACTTATATGGTGATACACGGCGATGTGTTTGACACTGTGATTAGAATCAAGCTTAAGATCCTCTATCATGTAGGTGATGTACTCTATAATTGGTTACTAGAAGTCAATCATTGGTTACAAAAAGTTCGAAATCTTTTTGGTATGAAATACTGGAGTCTAAGTGCCTATTTGAAATACAAAACCAAACAAGCACTCAGTTATCTTAGCGATTACGAATTATTGCTTGTTGACTATTGCAAAAGAAAAAAAGTTGATGGTGTTATCTGTGGTCATGTGCATCATGCAGATATCAAGATTATAAACGACACGGTTTATATGAACGACGGAGATTGGGTAGAAAGCTGCACTGCACTTGTTGAACATTACGATGGACGTTGGGAGATTATCAATTGGTTAGCCCAAAAATCATCTTAATCACAGATGCTTGGCACCCTCAGGTAAATGGTGTAGTCACAACCTATGCGAATCTACTTTCGCATCTGCCAGAAAATTATTCGGTAACTGTGATACATCCAGGAATGTTTAGGACACTGAGTGCGCCTTTTTATCCTGAGATCTCCCTATCTCTATGCAGCAAGAAAAAGATGAAGAGAATTCTTCAAGACGAGGGTATGAATGATTCGATGATCGTACACATTGCTACAGAGGGACCTCTAGGATTACAAGCCAAGCGAGTTTTGGACAGATTAGGAAAAGCCTATACCACCGCTTATCATACCAAGTTTCCAGAATTTATAGAAAAGATAACTGGGATACCCTTGAAGTATACGAAGTGGTATTTTGATTGGTTTCACAAGAGATCGAAGTTTGTCATGGTATCTTCTGAATCTAATCGCAAAGAGTTAGGATATTCTCATGCTAGAGTATTAGGCAAAGGCTGTGATAGACACTTTGCATTTCAAGATCGAACTAGGCGCGATGTTATCACGCTGTTGTTTGTGGGGCGAGTTAGCAAAGAAAAGAACATCGAAGCGTTCTGTCAGTTAGAACTTGCGGGTCATCAAACTAGAAAGATTGTAGTAGGTGATGGTCCTGAGAAAGCTCGACTTGCAGCCAAGTACCCCAAGATAGATTTCGTAGGATACAAGTTTGGGGCTGAACTGGCGTCTTATTATCAAAATGCAGATGTCATGATATTTCCCAGCAAAACCGACACTTTTGGATTGGTGGTATTGGAAGCAATGGCTTGCGGAACACCGGTAGCTGCTTATCCGGTTACTGGACCGATAGATCAGATAATAGAAGGCATAAACGGCAGCACGAATAGCGATTTAGAAATTGCCACACTACAATGTCTTTCATTGGATAGAAAACAGGCAGCACAGACCGTTCAAGATGTAACATGGGCTAATTCAGCAAGACAGTTTGTCACACATTTAACATTAACATAACGTTGTTTTCTGAGAGAGCATTTTTTTCTTGCATTTCTCATTACTTTTTGCTATTCTAGCTGTGTTCGATAAAAGTGGGCTCGAAACATTAAAGTGATGTAATGGGCTTTTAACCCATAAAAGAAGGGGCGGTACCTTCCGGGCCTACCAATCATTGATATTACAAATATATTAGGGGATTTTATGAATAAGAATGTGATTTATGTCGGTGTTGCAGCACTGTTGGCTACCACTAATGTTTATGCAGGTGGTAGTTACGGTGGAGGAGGACATTATCCTGTTGGTTGTCGTACTTCTGCGTGCGGCACCATTGTTCGAAATCACGTTGACAATCACATTGATGTTGAAAACAAGAACATCAATGCAAATGCTAACAAGAACGTTAACGCAAATGTCAACAAGAATGTTAATGCGAACGTAAACAAGAACACTGCCAACAGCAATGCCGTGAGCAAGAACACCAACGTCATCAAGAATGATGTAAACAATGCTAGCCACAGTAGTGCAGACAACCATCTTGATGTTGCTAATTCGCAGAAGCAGGGTCAGCATCAGGCGCAGGATCAGGCACAGACTCAGTCTGTTGCGAACAGTGGTAACTCAAGTAATCAGAATCATGTTGCTTCGCAAGGTAATACTACTGATGTAAACATCGGCGGTGATACTTACGAGGCTCGTAGGATTCCAGTTGCTACTGCCATTGCACCTAACCTAACCGCTGGTCAGATTACCTGCTTGGGTTCAGTCAGTGGTGGTATTCAGACTGGTGTAGTTGGCCTGAGCGGTGGTAAGACTACTGTTGACAAGAACTGCGTAATGATCACGCAAGTCAACACCCTGTATCAGATGGGAAAGGTCAAGGCTGCATGTGAGCGTATGCGTCAGGATCCTGATATCCGTGCTGCAATGGAAGCTGCTAGAGAAACTTGTGAGCCTCCCGTAGTTGAACCGCCCGTCGCAGTTGTTACCACTGAGGTAGCATCTAAGCAGGAAGTTCAAGATCTGAATCAAAAGTTGGAGAATTACATCCGAGTTGACAGGCAGAATGTGTTGAAGTAAATTTAATGCCGCTTTAGCTGAGATAGATTAGCATGTGCCTGAAGAGCACACTAGGTTGGAGCGTTACCAACAGGCGGCACCAAATTGCGGGTATGGCGGAACTGGCAGACGCATCAGGTTTAGGTCCTGACGAATAAAATCGTGGGGGTTCGACTCCCTCTACCCGCACCAATTTTTAAGGAGAATGATTATGAACAAACATAGCTCAGTGTTTGAGAATATATACAATAAGGAAAAGTTTAATTGCGCCAATCAGCGCGATGTAAAGATAATTGACGGCATTGAATATCTCAGGGTCATTAAAGAAGGAACGGCCAGAGAAGTCTTGATGCGTCGAGATTCATTGAAAAAGGTAACTGTAGCAAAATAGGAGAAGATCATGTCAGTTTTAGCATTGGACATCGCAGGTACACCTAGAGCATGGATTTCCTACGACGATGCCATCACGAAACACGCTAAAAACGATGTTGCATGGAGTCTGGGATCTATTGTTGCTAGGTACCGTGGAGGAATTCAGAATGATGGTAGGGAATCTTACATTGAAACCCCTAGTATCATCGCGGTAAGAGGAAAAGGTTTCGAGGTCAACAAGCACGGAAGAGTATTGCTGTCTAACCGAACTCTGTTTGGTCGTGACCGTAATGTCTGTGCATATTGCGGAGAACACTTTCCTAACTCATTTGGTTTAAGCAGAGATCACATTGTTCCTCGCAGTCGCGGAGGTACAGATGTTTGGATGAACGTAGTTACCTCGTGTAAGCGATGTAACACTCATAAGGGAAATAAGACGCTCAAGGAAGCAAGGCTTGAGTTGATCTATCTACCTTATGTGCCAAACTATTACGAACAATTGATCATCATGAACAGAAATATTCTTGCTGATCAGATGGAATACTTGGTATCAGGTCTTCCAAAGAACAGTAGAATTATTTCTTAGTACGATTGCAAGCTTAAATAAGGGTATTGCCGGATTAGCACAGTGGTAGTGCAGCAGTTTTGTAAACTGTTGGTCGGGAGTTCAAATCTCTCATTCGGCACCATATTTGTCTAAGTTTGATCTTGTACAAATCATCAACTCTAAATAGGTTGCAATTTTTGCAGCCTGCAAACATATTAAATTCATAAAAGGAAATCAAATGAAGCAGATTATCGTAGGAATTTTATTGATCGCATCTAGTGCATCTGTTGCCCAAGATCGCGTTTCAAAGCTTGACAAGAACGCAGATGGTAGTGTAGAATACTCTGAAGTTGTTCAAGCTTGCTCTGTTAGTGAAAGCCTAGTGAAAAGGGCAGACAAGAACAGTGATGGAGTTCTCTCAAACGGAGAACTTCAGCAAGCTAAAGGATATCTCAAACTTCGTTCTTGTAACAGAACGAAGGCTGTTTAAAAAGAATATTGACGAGTAGCTCAGCGGCAGAGCCGGTGACTGTTAATCACCTGGTCGTAGGTTCGATCCCTACCTCGTCAGCCACTCCTCTGCCCGTAGCTCAGTTGGATAGAGCAGCGGATTTCTACTCCGCGGGTCGGGAGTTCGAATCTCTCCGGGCAGGCCAATTTATATTTCGGATATTAGCACAGTTTGGTAGTGCGTCTGCTTTGGGAGCAGAAGGTCGCAGGTTCGAATCCTGCATATCCGACCACTTTTTAAAAATTAGTGCGGGATTAACCTAGTGTTACACGGCAAATTTTGTCGGTTGATAAACTTCGTCATAAATATTCTCATGAATTATGAGCGTGTTTACAAAAATCTCGTATTGAGGGCTAAATTACGAGCTAAAGCCAAGGATGAATATTACGAAAAACACCATGTAATTCCGAGATGCATGGGCGGGTCAGACGCAAAAGATAATATTGTTCTTTTAACTCCAGAAGAACACTTTGTTGCACATCAACTTTTAATGAAAATTTATCCAAATCATTCAGCATTAATTTATGCTGCTTTAATGATGACAGTATCTTCTTGTACAGTCAAAAGAACTAATAAAGCATACGGATGGATAAAACGTAAATACCATAATGAATGTAAAAAAAGATTAGGACAAAACAATCCTTCGTATGGAACTGCTTGGTATCATAATCCTACGACCGGTGCTGTAAAAAAAATTAAAAAATTAGAAGAAATACCGTTTGGATGGGAAAAAGGAAGAGTTAGGTTAAACAAAACCATTTCATGTAACAAATGTGGAATAGTTTTTAATGCTGCACGAAAAGAAACCAAAAAACTATGTTCTCAATGTAGGAAAGCATCTAACATAAAAAACAGTTTAAAATCTCAATTTGCACCTAAGTTAGATGATGTTGAGCATGTTAAATTAATAGTTTCACACAGCAAAACTTGGAAAGAATGCTTAAGAAAATTAAATTACAAATCAGCAGGTAATTCATTGCTGAGAATTCAAAAAATTGCCACAGATTATAATGTAGTTTTGGGGTCCTTGGTGAACTAGTATCACATCGCTTTTACACGGCGAGGTAACAGGAGCGTAACCTGTAGGACCTACCATCTTTCTCTTGACAAGTATCACATTAGTTAGTATCATCAATCTAGAAATTGCGACTGTGGCGGAATAGGTAGACGCATCAGACTTGAAAAATTGAGTGCTCTATTGGAAACGATAGAAGTAGAATCTGTCAA